TACAAGTTGTGGTTTACTAATATTTCTATGTGCCTTACCAAACAAGGCAAAGCTAAGGGCATCAAGCATAGTAGACTTACCAGCTCCATTATGCCCTACAACTAATGTTGTACTATGTGATTGGAAATCAATCTCTGTCCACTTATCGCCTGTTGACAGAAAGTTTTTCCACTTTAGTGTCTTAAATTTAATCATGCTATTTCGAGAGCTTGTGCCTCTGTCATCAACTCATGCATTTCTTTTTTAATACGATCTTTATCAAGTTCAGTATCAACTGCATCAACATAGCTGTCTAGTAATACCGTAGTATCCTCAACAGACACGCCCTCATCCTCCACATTATCCCCAAGAAACTCGTTAAAGTTCTCTGCAATTTTCAATTCATGTATTGCTCTATTCTGTATTCTATCAACAAATCTATCAAATGTAAACAGGTCATTTTTATTTTTTACAACTATTTTTACAAACTTCCCATCTAGTTGTTCTAAGTCATAATCATCATAATCTGTGTTACTATCATCATAATAGATACGATGGAAAAGAGTATGGGTATTACGAACAGGTGTAAGTTCTCTAGTTTCAGTATCAAGAACGTGAAAATATTTTTTATCGTGAGCATCATTCCAGAAAAACTCCAGTTGCGAGCCAAGGTACGTGATATTGTCCTGCTCTGATTTTGTATGAAAATGCCCTGACAGTACTTTTTCAAATCGATTGAAAATACTACGATCTAAGCCATGAGGTGCCCGCTGTCCTTTAAACATTTCATAACCAGCTATTTCAAAGTGCCCGCCGATCCAATCACATTTGGCATTCTTAAGAAACTCTAGAGATTGATCTTCATTATCTTTATCAATCCATGGCACAAGTCCAATTTTCATTGATCCATATTCCATAATAGTAGGATCATGAATAATATTAACTTCATTCATATAATGACCAAGAAGTTCTTTTAGTGAGTTTAGATCACCTGTATTTTTGTAATAGGTGTCATGATTACCACGAATAATATCCATGGTCATTTTATTTTCTCTTAGCGGTTTAAGAAACGAATGGCGGTTGCGGCTAAGAGCACGGAAATTGATAAATTTCCTGTTATCATAGTAATCGCCAAGGTGAATGATATGGCGAATATTATGTTCCAAACAATAAGGAAAAAATATATCGCTATAAAATTTCTCTGCATTATCGATAAAAATGTCAGAAGAATTCCTAATGCCAGCATGTGTATCATTGAGTATCGCTATCTTCATAAAAAATCACCAAGGTCAGAATCAACATGAATAGTTCGTTTAGAAAGCTTCTTTTTCTTTTTTTCTTTTTCAGCAAAGTGTTTAAACTCTGTATCTTTCTCACGGACTTTATCAATTCTATCCTTGAGCTGATTAACAAAGGCATTCATCACTTGACCAGATGTTGCATCACCATTTTCAATAATGAATTCTTCTACACCAGATTGAGTCATATATTTAATCTTCACATCCTGCTGTTTTTTCTCTTTTGCAATACGGCGAAGAAATGCGTACCATGATATCTGTGTAAAATATGCAAAAGCATTAGGTTTACCCGTGCGGGTGGCAGCCTCTAGATTGTAATTCTCAATTGCCTTTAAACAGTTTTCAACTGCATCCATAACCATTTCCTCACGATATGTGTATCGAATGAAATTAGACTTATGAGATAATCCTTCAGCGATCTTAAGAAAACACCTTGCAATGTAATCAGGCACTATAGGAAGTTGTTCACCGTTATTTCGGGCTTCATTTAAAGTTGTTACGTATTGTACTACTGCTTGAGAAAAATCTGCATTATTTACGTAATGCGGCCGGTCCTGTGGTTTCATAATAAATTCCTTCAAGTATGATATTATTCTACACTATATTGATAAGTTTGTACACAAAAAATATTTTTATAAATGTTAAAATAATTGTGTACAGTTCCGAAAAACCTGTGTATAATTAAAGAGTGGTGCTGAGGGGGAGAGAGTATACCCTATTCTTCATCTCTTGTTTTATACTGCCATTCATCAGTATGGCCCACTGACCATTTAGGTTCAGTTTCAACTGCATAGTTTTGAGTACAAACCTTAAAATCTGGTCGTAATAATTTATCTGGCGTCAAGGAGCTATCTCTGAAGAGAACCCGATTATTAGGCTGAGCAGCGAATTGACCATTGTCGAGTCTAATAACATTAAATGATTTGTGCTCAGGGTCGTGTTCTGAGAAGTTGGTGTCAATGATGGAAGTATCCCGGTGACAATTATCGATGGTAAATTCGTATTCACCAGCGTGCATGCGTTTGTCTTTACCAAAAAATTCGCATCGTGACAAGATTGGTTTTTGGACAACGGTAATGTCGTAATCAAAACAATCCCAAAGCTGAAGCACATCAAGCGGAAGTAATTCGTCATGATCTGTTTTCCAAACAAAAGCAGAGATTGGTAACTTATCATAAAGCGCGCCATAGTCAGTTAAGAGGGTTTCAAAATATAATGCTTTGTACTTTACACTCTTTACACTGATCCATATGCCAGGTGTGAACTGACCTTCGTATGCTGGATCTAGATCGTAAAGATATTCTTTCCGAACGTATACAGAAATTGGAGGTAAAGGATGCACTAGAAATGCCATTAATGTAGTTTATCTTTATCAAATCTTTGAAATGGAACAATGTTGTCATTGTGATTACTATCTGTATTTATGTCAATCCCAAGCTCTACTAATCTAGCTTTTAAATTTTCTTCCAGCTCATCGTCAGACATTTCTGTTTTTTTAATAGCATCTTCATATTGTTTAAGCATATTTGGATGCGGGTTACCGGCTGACATAATATGGATAGAATTAATGGTATTAAAAATATCATCAGCTGACTGAAACATCATCCATGGTTTAATAGCAAAATATCTTACAGCTCTAATCGGATCATCAGATATATCGACCACATAAGCCCGACGAACCACAATATTCGGGTCAGTTTTGGTGTTCCATTCAACAACTTCACAGATTATTTCATCACCATTTGACATTACAAATTGTTTTATATCACCCATCTAGGTCTACCTTTATTATTTTGTAATTGAACTGTTCTTTTTCATAAATTTTTACTCGCTCTGCAGAATGGAGAAGTGTAAAGTTTTTCTGTTGTTTCCAATGCAGATCATCTGCAATATCAAATAGCTTAGTTGTTCTACCATCGTCTGATTGTCTAAGTCCTCTTCCAATTGATTGCAGAACTTTAATCTGAGACTTTGACGGACTAGCAAAGATAATATTATGCAAGTTTCGTATATTTATACCAGTAGAAAAAGTACCTAGACTTGCAACAATAACTGCATCTTTTTGTTTTTCTACTATCTTACGAATAGCTTCTCTATCAGCTGTATCAGTTTCGCCAGATACGTAAAAAACCTTTCTTTCTTCAGCTGCTTTATTACTTATCAGTTCAAAGAGTGGCTTGCCATGAGCATCCACACGCTGGAATAAGACGAGAGTATTGCCATCAGAGCCCAAAGCCAAATTACGAATAAACCGATTACGACCTTCATGTCCAACAATAAAGTCAATTTCTTCTGCATATGTTTTCTTTCCAAAGTCCTGTCTTACTGATTCTGGATAGTTCATAAGTAAGACTTTAATATCAAGTGGTGCGAGTGTTCCATCATCCTGTAGATTCTTAGTCTTTGTGACATTATAGACTGGACCAAATAAACCCTCAAGTACTAGTTTATGCGTTTGAGTTCCGTCTAATGTACCAGTTGTACCGAATCTGTATTTAGCCTGTGTGGCTTTGTTCATAATAGATGACAACGACTTAGATTTAAATCCATGACATTCGTCACCGATTACCATACCAAATTGTTCAAACCATTTCTTAGGATATTTATAAATGCTCTGCCACGTTGAAATAATGACCCGCTTCTTTGTAACTTTATCTTTACCAGAATAAATCTTGTGACAAGAGTTTTCTACTAACATGCCGTACTCTTCAAAGTCTGCATACATTTGTTCTACAAGAGATGTTGTGGGTACGATAATAAGAATCTTACCTTTTTCCTGTAGCATTGACATATAATATTTAATGAGTAAGTAGATGATGAATGATTTACCAGAACCAGTAGGAGATAAGAGTATTGCTCTGGATCTTTGCAGTCCTTTAATCACCGCATCGTATTGATAATCCCGTGGTGGAAATGGTAGGTTAGATACCTTTAAAAATTTATCAAACTCTCTGACAGGTTCTGCCTGCATCGGTAGTCCGTAATCTGTTTCTTCAGTATCTACAGTATAACCACGTTCTGCAGCAAACTTAAGTAGATAGACATAAAGACCAGCAGGAAGTTCTCCGTTCATACGATTAAATAAACGAATCTTTCCATCCCATACCTTATTCTTATATGCAGGCATCCACTTATAACCAGGCACATAGAACGAGAAGTACTCACTTAGTTCTGCTGCATAACCAGCATCTAAGTCTACTTCTAACATTGAATAGTCTCTGAGTCTACAAATTATATCAGCCACCGGCTTCAAACACCTTCCACTTAATCATATTACCAATTGTTTGATGCCGCCATCTCAACGTATCAACTATTTCCTTTAGAGTATCTATAAGAGTCTTAATGTACTGAATTTTCAGTTCTGACTCTTGGATCTCTTTATCAGAGTCATAGTAATAGTCCATGTCACCTTTTAAGATCTTTAATCCATCAAATGGATCATAATCCCAACCTTGTGATTCAATTTCTTCTTTAGACATTTTACCATTGTAATACAGCCACTTTAATTTTAACAGTGATTTCTGGTCCATCTCTGCTTTTCTGAGGCGCAGTTTGGCATTAGATAATAGACTAAGATACTTTGCGTGAAGCTTAGGCGTTTCACGTGAGGCCTCGTCTAAATTGTTAGAAGGAATGTGAGAGTCTTTGGACCACTCGTCCAATACTTGTTCCAATGTCATAATATACTCCGGTCACTTAACTAAGTTGGAATGTAGAAAATCTAAAGGTTGCAGGAAATGTAATATATTGTACATCACCACTAGTAGATTCTAAAGTCATATCACCAAGACTCACTGGCACACAATCTATATATTTTATTATTCTAGTTGTATTATTATGGCTTGATAATATGGATAAACTAATATCTGAATATGTAGGCATAGCTGTCGTGCTTCTACCTAATGGTTGAGTTTCATTTGTGTCAACTAAACGATCCATCCAGTTAAACATTTCTGTATAAGCATTCAGATTTTCATCTACAATAATAATAGCTGTTAGTTCACCGAATACTAACTTATCCCCGGCAAACGGAATAGAACCAACTCGTTTGATAGGCACTTCTACAGGATTTATGCTCATAGAAGGATGTAAAATCGTTTGACAAAAAAATTCCAAATTAGGATAATGCTTACGATCAATTGTCAATTTAAATGATGTTGGCTGTAGATAGCTAATACCATTAAGGCCAGAAGATATATTGTCTACTTCTACAGTAACATTTGGATTGAGGGTTGGCATAGTAAAATCCTTGATTTCTTTAATGCTATTTATATGTGTAGTATTGTACAATATTTTGAGTCAAATGTAAATAAAAATCTTTTTAGAAGAAAAATTATAAGCTATTGATTTCATTACAAACAAAAAGGTGTACAAACTGTTTTTTATATGTTATATTAGTTACATAAGGTGAATAAAGGAGATCAACATGTTACTACCAAATGGCTCAATGATCAAGAACGACGTAATCGAATCATTTAACGCGGCTGTGGCCAACGACGAGAATGTACGTGCTGATGGCTCTATTGAATGGAACTTCGTTGAT